TTCTTTTTTGCTGATCTTTCATGTAGTCGCCTACAGATCGCATTGTGTATGTGTGATCGTATTCTTGTGCTTTCCATCCATGGAAGCGTTCTTTGATTAGATTATCAGAGTTGTAGGAGATCATTTGATCTACCTTATACTTATCACAAGTTTTGTGAAACGTTTCATGTGAGAATCCGCTATGCATTGTACCCTTCTTTCCATACAGATTATCTTTGATAGAGTATGGAGGATCTAGATACAAGAACACACCATCATCATTGGTCATTAGTTTCTCATAAGACAGATTTGTGATGTGCCATTTCTGGATGACTTGGGAGTAATACGGTAGTTTCTCGATTCCTCGCATTGTAAAGTTCTGATCAGATGCCTGGGCAGAAAAGGATGAGGACTCAGTGAGACCAGAAAAAGAGCACTTGTTAACAACATAAAAACTAATGGCACGATGAAAGGGTTCACTGTTAAAGAGGTCTCTGTTGAGATACTCTCGTGCTTCGAGGAAGAGTCCTCGTGCTGATCCCCTGTCGGGGTATCGTGATTTAAGTTGTCTGAGTTCATTAGTTAGTTTCGTACCAGAGATTTGTAACTGTTTCCAAAACGTATATAATGGTTCATACAAGTCATTCACCCAAATACTTATATTTGGATATGTCTGTGCAACATGCAATGCTACGGAACCCCCACCTAAGAAGGGTTCACGATACTCATCGTATTCACCTAGGTTAGGGAAGTATGGTGCCATCTTTTTGATAGCACGAGACTTACCACCTGGGTATCTTAGAGGTGTCTTTAGAGATGTTGCCACAGTCATTACAACCATTCTACTGAGTCTTTTTCCATTTCCCAGAGAGGTCCAGTCCTAGGAGGAGGGGGAATCAAAGGTGCATAATATCCTTTGGGTTCTGGAATAATAACAGCATCAACAACACTTAAGATCCTGTTCAAACTCCTTGCAAAACTTCTGTAACCTGCTCCTACATAAACTTGTCCTGCGACGACTGCAATAGTAGCAGTGCCCCAGAACATGTAGTAAAATCGACTCTTAACTTGGTGTCGTACTTTGTCTCGTTTAGTCGTCATGATCGTCAAATGGGTCCTCCAACCCTTCATTAGCAAAGAATCCTCGATAGATTCCATACAAGATAAGAATAACCGTGATCACTGCCAGACTGATTGCTAGAGTGATGTTCGGGTTAGCATTGTAATGTGGGATAATAGCATTACATTTGGACCACGTTCCTGGCAATGTATATACATTTGGACATGATCCGATTAGGTCTCGCATAGCGAGCATTTCTCCTGGTCCCATTAGTTAAAGTTGCACTCCATCATAAGTTGTGTTAGACATGCTAACAAATTAATCTCCTGATCTGCGACAAATGCAGACTTATATTGGTAGTCCGCAATAATCAGAACAGCAGCAGCAACAGAAGGACCATCCATCAGAGTAGAAAGATTGTCATACATCTGTCTTAGAATAGCAGCAGGATCAGAATCTAGATTCTGCTGTACCCATTTCTTTACATCATTAAACTTCTTGTTACGCATACTGTCAACAAGAGTATCAATCTTGGCATCACCTAGAACTGCTAGGATACCAGTGTCAATACTTCCTGAGGAAGCATACCTTTGAAGTTCATTGAGTGTACGTCGGAAGTCTGGGTAGTATTTTTGTACAACCTCAGCAACAACCTTATCAGAGAATGGTACATCCTCAGCAGTGAGAATGCCCCTACACCTTTCAAAGAATGAAGCAGCAAGTTCTTGTTTGATCTTACCACGAGCATTGAAATCGATAACAGTTGTTCGACTATGCAGAGGTTCGATTATCTTGTTCTTGAAGTTACAGGTAAAGATAAAACGACAGTTCTTTTGAAACTCTTCGATCGATGCCCTAAGGAGTAGTTGTACGTCGGGTGTCGTATTGTCTGCTTCATCAATGATAAGAATCTTGTGCTTACTAGAAGAAGTAAGAGACACAGTAGCAGCAAAGGATTTTGCCTGATTGCGTACAGTGTCCAAGAATCGACCTTCATCAGATCCATTGATGACATAGAAGTCTGCTCCTAGTTCATTACAAAGTGCTTTCGCAATAGTTGTTTTACCTACACCTGCTGTTCCAGACAAGAGAAGATTAGGAATCTCTCCTTGCTGTACAAAGTTAGTAAAGGTGTCTTTCACATTCTGGGGGAGAATGCACTGTTCGATAGTTTTCGGACGGTACTTCTCAACCCAGAGAAAATCATCATGCATTTGGTTCAAGTGCAATATAGTATTTGATGCCCTTCCCTTGGAAGAGAGCAACATTTTTGCTACTGACAGATACGTCATACGCACCTGCAAGCAGTTTCAAGTTCTCAACTCGGAAGCAGTAACAGAAGTTTTGATCTGTATCTCCAACCTTGACTGAGAAGTTATTAGAAGTTTCATTCTTTTTGTCAGTGACACAAAGATTCATCTCTTCACCATCACCGAACAGACAGAGATCTGGAAGTTGATAGATTGCTGCTGCCTTGTTCAGTTGCTTCAAAGTATCAGCATCGAGATGGAATGATACATCCATCGTAGGAAGTTTGATCTCTTCCTCAGGTGCCTGAGTAATGATATCAGGATCTGAATAGAAGTATCGAGTCTTAGAACGACCCTGAGGATCGCTGACAGTTACAAAACTCTTGCTTGTAGTGTCAATCTTCGGTTGATCGAAAAGAGAAATACCTCCAAGAAACTGACCCAAGTCATAAATGCTAATCTGCGAATCAAACTGTTCTTCGACTTCAGCGATAGCGAGAATGTTTTTGTTAATGCTAAGAGTAGAAATCGTGTTGCCTGGTTTGATAACGATTGATTTATTAATCGTACAAAAGTTTTTAAGGACTTCAACTGTTTGTGGAGTGATTACTGTCATTGAGGATAGATTTCGGTTTCGATGTCTTTTTGATTAAAATGGTAGAGAAGTACAGCATAGTGCATGATCTTCAGAAGATCCATTTTTGCAGATCCCTTCTTATCATACCGTGATGCGTACTTGAGAATATTACTACGACAGAATGCTTCAGCGTCCCCACATGCTTCAATCAAATCGAGAGTTTGAATACTGTCGTTTCCAGAAGAATAATGCCGACCATACGTCGAGGTGATGTATGATCGGAGTTCTTCAATGGTTGTATCTTCTTGATACTTCATAATAAAGAGGGTTTATACCTCTTCATTATACTCTGATTCTTCTCCCGCGTCAACCTTTGTATAAAGGTCAAGGAAGGATTGCTTGGTATCGTTATCGAAACGGTTCACACAGTGAGTAACTGCTTGAAGACGATCACCGAAGATAGCGTATGCCTTAGCAATGTGAACAAGACGACGAGTAGTGATAACTTCATCAACACCACCATCATAGAATGTCTTACGGATAACACCTGCCCACTTGATGAGGTTCTCAGTGAACTCTTGATCACACTTGTTAGCAAGAAGAATCTTAGTCTCGATAGCAGCAGAGGGATACTCTTGCTCGATAGTGATAGGGAAACGCTCAAGGAACGCTTCGTTCAGTACGTTAGTACCAACGAACCTACCATCGTCAGATCCTTTACCCTTAGTGTTTGCAGTGGCGATTACAGTGAATCCTGCAGCAGGGCGAACATACTTACCGATCTTCTTCAGATACACACCTTTGCCCTCAAGGACGGATTGTAGACAGAGAATCTTGTTACTAGCAAGGTCAATCTCGTCGAGTAGCAGGACTGCACCTCTTTCGAGTGCTTCCACGACAGGTCCGTTATGCCAAACAGTTGACCCATCAACAAGACGGAACCCACCAATAAGATCGTCTTCATCAGTTTCAATAGTAATGTTTACACGAATCAGTTCGCGACCAAGGTCTGCACAAACTTGCTCAACGGACATTGTTTTACCGTTGCCAGAAAGACCTGTAATGAACGCAGGATAAAAGAGTTTGGATTTAACAATTTTTTTGATAGGTGTGTAAGTACCAAACTGGATGTAGGAATCATCTTTCTCAGGAATGTAGGACGGTTCTACTGCAGGTTGTGCAGATGGTGCTTCGTAAAGTTTTTCAATCTGTTGACTGGTAAGATTCCACTTACCAACACCAATCTTATAGTTCTTAAGACGCTTACATGCGGTTGCATATGCAAGACCAAGAACCTTCGCAGCAGAGCGAATATCGGAACATCCGACATCAGTACCTACCTTATCAGAAAGATAGTCAACGAGTTGTTCAGTAGTAACTGGATTTGGAGCGAAGGTCATTGTATTAAAAGGATTGTTTGTTTGTTATGTACTTATTATAGCAGGTACATCTGCTGTGTGCAACGTGTGTGTGCCACTTGTTCAAGTGTCACGCGATCTGTTCGATGAACT